ATTTTAAGTCAGGCATACGTAGGAAATCTAAAAGGCTTACGTCAATTAAATTTAGGTTTAACTCAGGCAGAGTTAGCGAGTAAGTCATATCTTGAGATAGAAAAACTTATCGCAACACAATACGCAGGCCAATCTAAAAACGCCGCAGACTCTTACGCAGGATCGATAGCTCGCCTTAAGATCGCGGCAGAGCAGGCAAGCGAGCAGATCGGCGGAGCTCTTGTAACTTCTCTAGGTACATCTGCCGGCGGTATGGATAAGCTGATCGATAAAGTCGATGGCGCAGCCGACTCTATCTCGGGCCTTATCACTAACACGGCATACCTAGCTAAAGAGCTTGGTAATTTATTTTCTAGTATCCCGGGTGCAGGTGTTTTAGAGGATGCCGGTAGAGCTCTTAAGAATTATCTCGGTAGGTTTTCGATCGGTGCTTTACGTCGAAATGTAGATATAGTTTTAGGCCGCCAAGGTGGTTTTCCTCAGGGCTTACCTGCTGATCTTAAGAATTTTCAGAGCCAAACTGAGAAAGCTAAGATGGACAAAGAGGCTCTTAAGCGCCAAAAAGAACTCATTGCTTTACAGAAAAAAGCACAACTAGCAGAAAAAAATAAACTTTCGTTATCAAAGGCAGCGGCCGTATTTGATACTAACCGTATCTCTATCGCTGCGGCTCTTAAGGCTACATATGACAAAGAAACAAAACTACGCCTCGAGGCTTTGCAGGCCATCGAGGAGGATAACGGCGATCTTGCTCTCCGTAAGATCGGTGAGTTAGCAGCCCTGCAAAAAAACGCAGACATGGCCAAACTATCCGGTATCACTCAGGTCAGCGAGGCAACTCTCTCAGCTCTTAACACTCAACTACTTACAGAGCTTAAAGTTATTAACGATAGCAAGATGGCAGAAAGCGAAAAGGAACGTTTACGCGATATCGCTTTTGGTAAATATAACGCAGCTATTACGGCAGCCGGTGACTTAGCAGCTAAAGAAAGTTATAGCGAGCGCGTACAAATACAACTAACCGAGATCGCTAAACTCGCCTCTTTGAGCAAAACTACTAACGCAGGTTTAACACTTACAAAGCTCCGCGAGTCCGAGGAGCTCTCAATGATCGACCGGGTAGCAGCGGCACAAAAGAAAGCCGACGAGGCTCGGCTTAAGGCGCTACAAGATTACATAGCACTACTCGGCAAGATCGGTACAGGTGGTAACACCGGAGGGCTTACGTCTAGCGGCGTGGGCTCACTTATCCCGGCTACTACCGTTATAGATACGGTTGATAAAATGGCCGACGCTACTAAAAATCTCAAGAAAGATGTAACGATTTTTGATTTATTTCCTACACTTACTGAGGATCAGCAAACCGATCTAGGTGGATATAGCCCGTATATGAATTATGGCAGCGGATACCCTGCCACTTATAACATCAAAATCGAGGCAGGCTTAGGAGACCCTGAGGCTATCGCTCGGGCCGTTGAGGACGTACTTAATCAATCCACTTACCGAGGGACCTCAGTAAATAGAGGCTCCGGAGATTACACGATCGCATGAGTACGTGGCTCCCCGAGTGGAAAATAATCGTAGGTACAACGGAGTATACAAACGTCCTCAGCGTGACTATGGCAACGGGTCGAGATGACATCGATCTACAATGTAACGCCGGCTACGCACGTATGGAAATCGTAAATATAAATAACTCGGCTTTTGATATTGACGTAACCGATAGCTTGACTTTAGAGCTAAAAAATAGCTCCGGTACTTATGTGCCCGTGTTTGGCGGTACGGTGTCAGATTTTGGTATTTCCGTACGATCTCCGGAGGAGGTCGGCTTTATAACTATCGGTAGCATTTTGGCCGTAGGATCTTTAGCAAAATTAACTAAAGCTCTTTTCCCGGATGCCTTGCCTAAAACCGAGGACGGCGATCAGATATACGACATACTTAACGAGCTACTTATTAACTCATGGTTTGAGGTAGCACCGGCTTTAGAGTGGATCGCATACGACCCTACGACTACGTGGGCTGATGCAGAAAACGTAGGACTAGGCGAGATTGATCAGCCTGGTCTATACGAGATGATAGCCCGAGGAGCCGATCCGGCTAACAGTTATAACCTCTGCGCTCAAATTGCACAAAGCGCACTAGGACAAATTTACGAGGATAAAGCCGGGCGCGTATGTTATGCCGATGCCGACCATCGTACGACTTACCTATCGGCTAATGGCTATACAACTTTATCGGCTAATTACGCTACTCCATCTAGCGTTAAATCAATCTTACAAATAGGCAAGATCCGTAACTCCCTTGTATTTAATTATGGCAATAATTACAATAATCAAGCTACGGCCCTTGATGCCGACTCCATCGCTAACTATGGCCGTTATCAGCGAGCCGTAAATAGCAACCTGCATAACCTTAGCGATGTTGAGGATGTAATGGATCGCGAGCTAGGCCTACGCTCTATCCCTCGGGAGCAGCTACAGGCTATTACCTTTAGATTAGATAGCGGCGACCTACCCGATGCAGAGCGTAATAAGCTCATCGATGTATTTTTTGGCGAGCCTATTGTTATTAACGATCTACCGATCAATATGTTTAACGGGTCATTTAATGGCTTTTTAGAGGGTTTTGCTATCCGGGCTACGCCTCAATTTGTGGACATAACGCTCACGCTAAGCCCTACAGATTTCTCATTAGTGGCACCACAATGGGACACGGTTAGCCCGGCTAACCTAGTTTGGACGGGTGTAAACGCTACACTCATCTGGGAAAATGCTTTTGGAGGTTTGACATAATGGCAACAGTAACGCCGAATTTTAATTGGCCGGTACCTACATCGACCGACTTAGTAAAAGATGGAGCGACGGCTATCGAAGCCTTAGGCGACTCTATCGATGCCTCTTTAGTCGATCTTAAGGGCGGCACTACGGGACAGGTATTGAGCAAAAACTCTAATACCGACATGGATTTTACGTGGGTAACAGATGCAGCCGGTGATATTACCGGCGTTACCGCAGGTACAGGTATTAGCGGCGGAGGTACCTCGGGTACCGTAACCGTTACTAACTCAATGGCTACGGCTATCGATGCTAAAGGCGATCTAGTACCCGGGACAGGTGCCGACACTTTTGCACGCTTAGCCGTAGGAGCTAATAACACCGTACTTACCGCAGACTCGGCCGAAGCTACAGGATTAAAGTGGGCGACGCCGGTAAGCGGAGGTATGACCTCAATAGCAACAGGCTCATTAACGGGTGGATCAGTAACGGTTAGTAGCATCCCACAAACTTATGTAAGTTTATATGTTGTAATGTCGGCTTATAGCACTAATTTCGATGATGTATGCGGCATAAGAATTAACTCAGATACAACGACTAACTACTATCAAGGCGCATATATAAAAAATCTAAATGGTACCGCCTCAACGGGTATTCCCGGTAGTTTTTCTTTTATTCAGCCTAATATGGGTACCTCACAAAAATCCGGTAACAATAATAATATTGCTGTATTTCAATTTTTTAATTATGCAGACACCGCGGCTTATAAGTCCATACAAGTAAATACTCGTTTTTATGCAAATACAAACGCAGAAACCATTGGTATGACCGCTTACGTATATGTAAGTACAAGCGGTATTACAAGTTTAACTTTTACCTCGGCTGGCTCAAGCTGGAATAATGGCACCTACACAATTTACGGAGTAAAATAATGATTATCAAAATACACAATGCGGAAACAGGCGAAATTATTGAGCGCGACATGACTCAAGAGGAGCTCGATCAAGCACAAAAAGATAAAGCCAAATACGATCAAGAAGTAGCCAAGCAGCTTGATGCAGAAAATAGAAAAATTGCATTACTAGAAAAATTAGGCATTACTGAGGATGAGGCAGATTTACTACTAACTCCTAATAAGCCTAAAATTGTGGAAAATGGAGACTAGCTATAACGGCTACCCGGCATCTAAGGATCCTGCCGAGATTAAAATAAAGTCCTACCTTGTAAAGGGTACGGATCGTAAGCTGCGATGTGCTGAGAGTGTGGGGCCACTACTCGCAGCTTTCGCGGCTGAATTTCACGAGCTGATCGAGCCGATCGATGAGGGCACGTTTGACGATTGGGCGTACGCCTACCGCATGGTGCGAGGCAACCCTACAAAATTATCGTGCCACTCATCCGGGACGGCCATCGATCTAAATGCGACAAAGCATCCGCTAGGAAAGTACGACACTTTCCCGGCTGAAAAAATACCAATGATTAGAGCCCTTGCTAAAAAGTACGGCCTTAAGTGGGGCGGCGACTTTAAGAGCAGGCCGGACGATATGCACTTTGAGGTAGAGGTATCGGCTACTAAGGCTAAACAACTAATAGAAAAGTTAGGATTAAAAAATGAATAAAAAACAATTAGAAGCA